TGGATATGTTGCAGTAGTTAATCGCTACCCAACAGCATTCCGCAAACTAACAGTTTCTTAATTTAACTGAGTGCCTATGGTTGCTCCCGATCATAGGCATCCTTTAATGGGAGTAAGGAGATGACACTTGCCTAGTATAATTTCAGCATCAGAGTTGAGAGCCGTATTAGGCGTGTCATCTTCCTTGTATAACGATACTTATTTAGATGGAATTATCGATACAGCAGAAAACACTATTCTGCCAATGTTGGTCACATTCAAAAGCCCAATTCAAAAAACAGTATTAAACGATAATGTCGCTACTTTCACTACACTAGGTGTACATGAATTCACAGCCGGGCAACAACTAGTTATCGCGGGATGCGGGAGTCCATACAATGGAACAAGAACAGTACTTGAATCAGATCTTGGAGCATATACCTTCCAAGCTGCAATCACTAATGCCGATGTCGCAGAAGCAAATGTTATTCCATCTGGAAGCGCGACTTTGGCTTCAGGATCAAATTATGTTGGAAACCAATCTGTTCGATCAGCTGTCTTTGCAGTATCAGTCGAAGTCTTTCAATCAAGAGTCGCAGCCGGTGGGCAAATCGAAGGAGTAGATTTTACAGGAACTCCATTTAGAATGGGCAGATCATTATTTAATCGTTGCGTAGGATTATTAGGACCATATTTAGATGTTGAAAGCATGTGTCAATAAATGCCAGCATCAACAATTCTTTCAGCTGTTAGACAACCACTTGCCACAGCTTTAGCTGGTGTTGCAGGAAATGTTTACAGTTTCGTCCCAGAGTCGGTGATTCCACCAGCAGTCGTCTGTGTACCATCCAGTCCGTACCTTGAAATTGAAACAATTGGTAAAACAACACTTCGTTGCAGAGTTAATTTAACAATCACAGCTGCGGTTGCTTACAATAGTAATCCAGCATCACTCGATAACATCGAGCAGCTAGTTATGAGTATTCTGGCAGTTATCCCTAATGGATATGTTGTCGGATCGGTCGAAAGACCAACAGTTACACAAGTTGGAGCATCAAATTTATTGATCTCCGACATAAATGTATCAACCTATTACACACAAACAAACTAAGGAGTCCAAGTGTCTACCACAGTAATCACGGGCAGAGATGTTACCTTCACTATCGGTGGTAACACTTTTGATGCTCAAACAACAAGTGCAACATTAGTTGGCGAAGTAAATCGCCAAACATACGAAACATTAGATGGCAAGGCTTACAAAGTCATCGATAACAATTTCACATTCAATGTTGAAATGCTGGCCGACTGGGGCGCAACTGGATCACTATGTGAGATCCTATGGGGCGTTACTGAGTCAGCACCAAACACAGGAATCAACACAGTAATGACAGCTGCTTCAGGCGCAACATTTACATTCCAAGTTTTGCCAGTATGGCCATCAGCAGGTGGAACTGCACCAGATGCTCAAACAGTATCTTTTGCATTCCAAGTAATTGGCGTGCCAGCAGAGTCATTTAGTTAAGAAATAGAAACGGGAGCAAACAAATGAAGTTACCAATTACAATTGAATATAACTCAGGCGAGCAAGCAACTTATGTAGCCCAACCGCCTGAGTGGGCAAAATGGGAAAAATCAACTGGAAACATTATCGGTCAAGCCCAAGAAAAAATGGGCATTTCTGATTTAATGTTTTTAGCATACCACGCTCACAAAAGAGAAGCTGCTGGAAAGCCAGTCAAATCTTTTGAAGTATGGTCTGAAACAGTTACAGATGTAATTGTCGGTGATGCAAACCCAAAAGCCACAGAGAAGGAAGCCTAAACAGATTATTGGTTCAGTTGGCAATAGCCACACAGATTCCAATGAGCGAATGGGTTGATGCAGACGACATATATACCGCGATAGAGATTTTGGAGCAAAGAAATGGCAGCTAGTACCACACCATCAATTGCTTACGATCAACGCGAATTGAATAAGATCGCTAGAGTTTTAAGAACTATGAGCGAGGAAGCAATCGCTGATACCAAGCGAAAAGTCCAAGCATTGGCTGATAGAGAATTGCAAGAAATTAGGCGTATTGCATCATCTCGCGGTGAGCAAGCAAAAAGAATTGCTGATGGTGGTCAGGTAAAGAAATCATCATTACTTGGTGAAATCAAGTTTGGTTTTGCTAGCCAAAAGTTTTCAGGTGGTGCAACAACTCAATTTAATACTCGCAACGATGCTAAAGGTAATCGCAATGGTATTGGTGCAGCTATTGAGTTTGGATCTGGCAGATACCCACAATTCCCAAGATGGTCTGGGCCAATGCCTAAAGGTCCAGGAAGTCGTGGTTGGTTTATTTATCCAACAATTAGACATTTGCAACCGACTATAATTAAAGAGTTTGAGGAAATTATTTTGAACGCGAGAAAAGAGTGGGCAGATGGCCAGTAGAACCTTAACCCTTGCGTTAGCAGCTGACATTGATAATCTTAAAAAGGGATTAAGCGATGCAGAAAAGTCAATTAAAAACTCTCAACAAACTATTTCAGATTTTGGTAAAAAGGCTGCCTTAGCATTTGCTGCTGCTGGAGCTGCTGCTGGAGCATTTGCAATCTCAGCTGTTAAGGCTGCTGCTGAGGATGAGAAATCAAGAAAAGCATTAGAGCAAACAATCAGAGCCAACACTAGGGCTACCGATGAGCAAATTAAATCAATCGATACATTCATTTCTCGGCAAGCCATAGCGACTGCAACTACCGATGATGTTTTAAGACCTGCGCTATCTCGTTTAGTCAGATCGACACAGGATGTTACTAGAGCTCAAGAATTATTAACCCTTGCTCAAGAGATCAGCGTTGCCACAGGCAAGCCATTAGAAAGCGTTACAAACGCGCTAGGTAAGGCCTACGATGGCTCAAATACAGCTCTTGGTAAGTTGGGTCTAGGCATTGATGCAGCGACCCTTAAATCCAAATCTTTTGATGAAATTACTAAAGAATTAAAAGGAACTTACAATGGCTTTATTGCCAATGAAGCAACCAATGCTGAGTTTAAGTTTAGACAATTAACAATTGCTTTAGATGAGAGCAGAGAAAAGATAGGCGAAGCATTATTGCCTATATTTGTTAAGTTTGCTGATTATTTATTGAAAACAGTCGTGCCAAATGTTCAGGCATTTGTTGCTGCATTAACTGGCGATAATTCTATTACATCTGGAATTACTAAAGCGACAGAAGGTGCATTCAAATTTGGCGAACAAGTTAGATCCACTCTTAAATTTGTTATAAGCATCAAAGATGAATTAATCGCATTGGGAACAGTTCTTGCTGGAGTATTTGTTGTCAATAAAATTGCAGCATTTGTTACTGCTATTGGCACATTGATTACAGCTATGAAAACACTTAGAACAGCAGCAGCTGGAGCAGGTGTAGCAACTGCATTTGCGACTGGTGGAGCATCTGTTGGAACAGCAGCAGCAGCTTTAGCAGCTGTGGCAGTTACTTATGGATTATCTAAGTTTGCAAAAGGTGGAGATGAAAATACTCCAGATAGTCAATCATCATTCACTTATGGTTCTGGTAACCCATTGTTTGGATTATCTAGTATGACACCAAGCGGTGAATTTACTCCAAGCGGTGAATTTACTCCAAGCGGTGAATTTACTCCAAGCGGTGGCAAAACTGGAGCGCGTGGATCTACATTCGATCAATTATTAAATCAATTAAAACAAAATACTAGCGCAGCAAAAGATTTAATAAATGAACAAATGCAAAGACAAGCACAAATTGATTTTCAAAATCGTTTGCTTTTTAATAATGCACTTGCTAACTTAGATGATCCTGCTATTTTACGAGCAAATAGACTGGCTGAATTAACTTTTCAGGCGCAGCTTCAAGATGATCCCGAAAGAGAAAAGGCAATTGCTGAGCGGGCAAGATTACAATCAACAACAAACATTTATGTATCAGGCGCAGTAGATCCAGAGGGAACTGCCAGAGCTGTTGCAAATGCCTTGAATAGTCAAGCAGCTAGAAGTGTTACAGCCTTAAGGGATAGATAATGTCTGATTTCACGCCTGACTGGAAACTAACTGTCGGTGGTGTTGATTATACTGATATAGCAATCAGCGATGTTCAGCATCAAGCTGGTCGATCAGATATTTACCAACAACCACTTCCATCTTATGTCCAAGTTACATTGGTTGCCTTAAATGGTCAAACATTACCTTTTGATATAAATGACAGTTTAGATTTACAGGTCAAAAATAGTTCAAATACTTATGTTAGTTTATTTGGTGGCGACATCACAGATGTAACAGTTCAGGTCAGAAATACTGGCGCAGCAGCCACAGTTATTCAGTACACACTAATTGCGATGGGATCTTTAGCAAAACTTACAAAAGAAATTTGGGATGACAACATCTCGCAAGATGAGGATGGCAACCAGATCTACACAATCCTTTCTAGTGTATTGCTTGGAACTTGGAATGATGTGCCATCAGCTTCAACATGGAATACATACAATCCAACTGAAACTTGGGCTAATGCAGTTAATCTAGGACTTGGTGATATTGACCAACCTGGTCTTTACACAATGACTGCACAATCAACCACAGTCGATACGATTTACAACATTATTTCGGATATTGCTAATTCAGCATTTGGATACATATTTGAAGCCAATAATGGAAACATAGGGTATGCCGATGCTGACCATAGACAAAATTATTTGTTGACTAATGGTTATGTTGAGCTAGATGCCGGTCATGCTTTAGGTAATGGTTTATCTACAATTATGCGTTCAGCAGATGTTAGAAATGACATTTATATCAATTATGGCAATAACTTTAATTCACAGGTTACAGCTACAGATGCTAACTCAATTGCCTTATATGGCTACAAAGCCGAAACTATCAATTCTAGGGTTCAAGGTGCAGTAGATGCTCAAGCTATTGCTGATCGTTATATTGCTCAAAGAGCTTACCCACAGCCAGCATTCCAATCTATAACATTCCCAATCACTAACTCAGAAATCGATAACAATGATCGTGATGCCTTATTAGGCGTATTTATGGGAATGCCGGTTAATATCACTAACTTACCAATTCAAATTTCAAATAGTCAATTTGAAGGATATGTCGAAGGCTGGTCATGGAGCACACGATTTAATGAGCTGTTTTTGACAATCAATGTTTCACCAACAGCATTTAGCCAAGTGGCGATGCGTTGGAATACCACACCAATTACCGAGCGTTGGAATACTTTAAGCCCAACATTGACTTGGGAATACGCTACAATAGTCGCATGATAGGAAAAGGATAAAATGCCGAACACCACGAACTTCAATTTCCCGACACCCGCAGACACCGATTTGGTTAAGGATGGCGCACTCGCTATTCGCAATTTGGCTAATTCAATTGACACAGCATTTGTTGATCTTAAAGGGGGAACAACTGGTCAAGTATTAAGTAAAAATTCAAATACAGATTTAGATTATGCTTGGGTTGCTCAAGATGATTCAAATGCAATTCAAAATGCGATTATTGATGCTAAAGGTGATTTAATTGTTGGAACTGCTGCTGACACTCCAGCAAGGTTAGCAGTGGGTGGAACTAATGGACATGTTTTAACTGTTGACTCTGGCGAAGCATCTGGAATTAAATGGGCTGCTGTTGCTGCTGGTGGAATGACTTTAATATCTGAAACTGTTGCAAGTGCTTTAAGTAGTTTAAGTTTTTCATCTTTAGGAAGTTACAAACAATTATTATTAGTGTGGTCAGGTATTGTTCATTCTGGAACTGGTAGTGATTTTAGTATTAGGTTTAATAATGATAGCACTGCAAGTATTTATCAATCAGAAGGAATTAGAGTAGCCGGTAATTCACTTCAAATATCAGGAGCAAGTGGTGATAGTCTTAAATCAGAATCTGGTGGTTCAAACATTTTTCCTTTTGGAACAAGCACTAACTTAGATGCAGGTAGTCAAACTTTATCAAATGGTTTTATTTTAATTGATAACTATACTTCATCTACTAAATTCAAAACAATAGATGCAAAATGGTCTTATTATAATAATGCATCGGATACTTATTTAACTGCAAATTGTATTTTTGTTTATCAAAGCCAAACAGCAATTACTTCATTAGATATTGTAAGACTTTCTGGAAGTCAAACTTTTTCAAATAAAACAAACACAACAATCAGATTATATGGAGTATCATAATGAAAAGAATAATAAATTGCGAAACAGGCGAAGTAGTAGAGCGTCAATTAAATAAAGCCGAAAAAGATCAAGAAAAAATTGATGAGGCAAACATAAAAGCAGCTGAGGCTTTAATTAAAGCTGAACAAGAAGCAAAAGATGCAGCACGCCAAGCAATTCTCGATCGCCTAGGTTTAACTGCTGACGAAGCAAAATTGTTACTTGGCTAATGAAGCCTTGGTTATCTAAAGCTGCTGATACTTTACGCGACCAAATAAATGGAGCGTTTGTGGGTAGGAGCAGGAAAGCTGATGGATGGATCGGCGATAATAAGCACGCATCTAGAAAATCCGATCACAACCCAAGATCTAACGGAGAAGTTTGCGCGA